CTGTTGAAACAACTCTTGTTGCTGTTGATAGATGTCAGGTTGAGATTCAGGACTTATTCCCTGTTGATCTAATTCTGCTTGAAACTGTTCTTGTAGAGGCTGAAGTAAGAGTTGCCTTACCATATTATTCTTCTCCTCAACTACCCTATTAATAGCCTCAGGATTTACTGCTATGGCTGAATAATTAGTATAAGTCTTGGAAAGTTCTCCTACTAAGGAGTTAATGATGTTGGGAACTACTGGATAAAACTTAAGGTCATAATCTAACTCACCTCCGTTTAAAAGTTCTAATTCCTTTTCGTATTCAGAATCCAATTTAATATAATCTGTAGTGTCTATTACTCCATAGGCAAGATTGAACTTTTTTACTATATTATCCCTATGACGATTTATTTGTTGTCTTCCTATCCATTCGTAGTGATAAACCAACTGTTTAAGATGAAAGTAATCATCCTTTTTCTTCTCTTCTTCTGAGAGTACAAAAGAGTAGTCAATTGTACCATCTGTGTTCTGATTGGTTCCAGGAATTACTTTTTTAGGGAGTTTTGGTTTCATCCCTAATTGAGGTCTTTGATTTGATGCAGATACAGCCATGCTATAATATAATCAATTGGTTTATATATTCCAAATTTATTTTCTAAAAGGAGAAGGTAGCCTTTTAAAATGATTAGACTTCTGTGTTACAAAAGCAGAAGGTAATTTACTAATAGTTTTTTTAGGAGATTCTTTAAATGGATTTCTAATTCCCGTGATAATATGTCGGTTAGTATCTGACTGAACTGCTATCAGGGCTAATAAGTCTGCTACTATTCTATCCGTATTTAATTTAGGAGTGAACTGAAGCATCTCCTTAATAAGCATTGGATCTCTTAGTTTAATTACATTATATATGTCGTGTCCTTCTCCTGTTTCTAAATCAAAAGAAGTACTAATAGGAGTTTGAAGCCACGCTATATATTTTTCCAAGGCTCTTTGTTTAAAGTTGGCTTCCATTCTAACTCCTATCTCATCTCGAATAGTAGAGTTTTGAGACATCTCACTAATCACAGTTAACTCCCTTCTTCTCATCATATAGCGAGATTTACCTTGTCTAATCATCCACTCTATAAAGTCTTTCACATTATTTTCGATAGCACTTCTTGCATTATACCACTCAATCATTAAGGATACTATTTGATAGGTATCTCGAACATTCTTATGTCTTCCTATATACTCGCATACAGGATAAGGTTCTACTATTTTACCATCTCTTTCGTGAGTTCCTATCCAGATTCTTGCTGCCATTAGAGAACCCGATGTAGAAGTGTCCATATTAAAAATAGGGTCTACTCCTGCATAATAAAGACCAAAAGGAGGTTTGTCTATTGGGAATTCATAAACTACAACAGCACCTCTATTGTCCTCATTAGGGTTGGGCTTTAATTTACTAATAGGAATATCATCCGAGAACTTGTGAGTTATTTTTCCGTGAAAATCCTTTTCTAAGGATACTATGATTCTCTTTTCTCCTATTAGGAGTCTTTGTTGCTCTTTAAGAAACTCTGTAGGAAAAGGATTGTCTTCTCTTTGGTCAAAAGCATCCTGTAAAGTTCTTGGATGCTGTGACTTCCAAAGTCTATATGAAATAGGATCTTTTTTAGTCTTTTGCTTTATATCCTCTTTCTCAATTAACTCTACTGCAAGAGTTATATTAGAGTTTCCATCTTTATCATAGCATCGAATAATTTCTCCAGTATCTTCATCTTGGTGAGTGTAGTTCCATTCCTCAGGAAAGAAGAATCCTGTCTCTTCTTCCTTACCTTCTCGGATTCTTTTTATAACTCTAATATTATGTCCTTTGGGATTAAAACAAAGTTCTTGTAGATCAGCAGCATCACTGGTTTCACCAACAGCACCCATTGCTACAAACAACCCTGTCTTAACGTTACCCATCTTCATATTAGGGTCAACATACTCTTTGACCTTAAGTAACTTTTTATTGATACCTGCCTCAGTTACATAAATTTCTCTACTGGTGCCGCCTACCGCCTTTGTCACGTTCATTTTGGTAGTTAAGCCCTTTATCTTACTGAAGTTTCCTTTATAGACAGATTTTTTGTTAGTTGTACCTTCTGTTACTAATCTGCGTTGTTCCCAATTTAAAGACTCATCAGGAGAGAAACTTCTATACCAGCCAGTATGATCGTTAATATGGTTCCTATAAGTTTGTAGAATACTCCACTCACCTAAGACATATTCTTCTTCTTGTGCTACTACTTTAAGAGTAAACTTGTTTCCAAACCATAACTTTCTGGCCATTCTTGACATCTGATAAAGAGAATAGCCTTTTTGCCGACTTTTACAGCCAGCAACATCTTCAGAGAATAACTCTGATAACTGGTAATAAAGATCAAGGTGATAGTGCCCATCCCATATTTCAGGAAAGGTTTCTTTACCTTCAATCTTATTAGGGATTCTACAGTAGTTCCAGAAGAAGTAAACATCAGGACTTATATAAACACCATCTATAATAATACCTTGTTCACACTTTCTTCTTTCTAAGAGCCAGTGTTCTTTATATTCTTTACTCGTATGATGGTAGTCACAATATGTTTTATCCTTCTCAAACTTGGATGCAGCCTCTCTCCAATATTCAGTGTTTTTAAAATTATACTCTCCAGGTTCTTTCCACATAGACAGCACAAAGTCTCTCCATTGTTTAAATGAAGAGAACTCTGTTTTTGTCCATTCTTTTGTACTCGTATTAAGAGTTAGTATTTTCTGTGGTTTCCACATTAGTTATTAATCGTCATGGTTAGGTTCATAATCTTCGTCAATAGCACTCTTCGTATCTCCACGATTTCTTTGAAGTTCTTGTTTATAGGCATTTTCTGCTTCTTGATAGGCTTTGAGAATCTGAGGCAAGGATTTAATAGTAGAAACTATTTGAGTTAGATTTCCATCTCTACCATCTGATACCTCAGTGTCTTCCATAAAGGAAGAAATGTTCTCGATAGCCCTTTTAGCACCTTTAAGAATCTTTCTTAGGGGACTGAAATAAAGTAACTCAGCCTTTTCTATAGCGTTGACCATCTCCATAGTCTGAAGATACTCATACACCGGATAGTCTTTTAGTACTTGTTCTTCTCTCTCATGGTCATCTAAATTCATGTAAGGACTCTGAGGGTCATACATTGCAAAAATATACATAAAGGGAAGTGTATCTCCTTGTGTAGATTCTATGAGTGCTTTAAACTCAGGTACTGCAAAAATAGTCTCATCTAAGACTATTTTATTCTGGCTTACTGTCAGTATTCGAGGTAGCATTTTTAATTATTTTAGTATGAATAGCACCAAATTGTTGGAGCATGTCCATCCATTCTTTTCTGGATGCTTTAATATTGTATTGGCCTTTTTCTCCACCATCTCTTTCTATGTACTCTGCTACAATGATTTCGTGGTCATTCTTCTCATCCCATTCTACAGACCAAACCGTAAATATGATACTGGTAAGATTTATATTAATTCTTTTATAACCTATTTCATACTCTGGTTCGATGGGTCTTTTTAAATCCTTGGGTACAAAGCCCATTCCTTCAGTCTCTTCTAAGACTGATTCATAGTCTCGAAGGTTCTTTTCATATTGTTCTATTTCAGTTTGAGATATTTTACCACTTAGTATCTCAAGTTCAATAAAAATATGATCTGATAAGATTTGAGGTATTTCTTCAGTATTCATAAAGTATTTGAGTAGATGTTTTAAATTCGTATATATCTGATGTATACTCAGGTTCGTAGATAAAAGATACACCTTTTACAGAACCTATTCTACGAGACTTTCTTCCTTCCCAATTTGTACTCTTTGGAGAATCTTCAGTCATTAAGTGATATGCAATGATACCGGGATAAAACAGCCTTTTATTTAAAGGCCATTGTTGTTGAAAGGCAACATCAGTTCTTGCTGCTGTCTGGTGAATTTCTGGATACCACTTAGCAGGTTTAAACAATTCTTGTTTCTCTTTTAAATAGGAAGAGTGAAAGAGTTGGAAGAAACCTATTACATTGTATCCAGCATTCAGGTTATGAAGTCTAAAAGTTTGTCTGAACTTACCCCCTATAGAGGTATTTAGATATGTCCACTTCATAATCTGAGAATGCTTTGTACTAAGCAACTCCCATATTTTTTTATCTCCTATTACGTCAACTCTATCTATACCATAGATGGCATCTTTTTGCAATTGGTCTTCTTTACAGATTTGTCTAAAGTTGGCAGGAAGGATTATATCAGCATCAAGATGAAGAACCCAATCTGTTCTTTTAAGTTTCTTAAGACCTTCATTGATTCCTTTTGCCTTGTTAAAAACATCCCCATTGTCATAAAAAACATCAGTTATAATAAAGTTGATCTTATAATATTTACATAAGTCTTGAGTTTCTTTGTCGTGACTTGCTGTTACAATAATCCAATTATCAAATAAGTGTCTATTCTGAGGAATTACTATCCTAAGAATGTCGGCGTGATCTACACAAATAGTAACTGCTTCTAAGTATGTCATAAAAGATAATTAACAAGTTACTCTATAAGGATCATATAAAGGTTGTGTAGGTGTCCATATCTCGTGAGAGTTGGTCAAATAAACTCTTTTAGGAATAACTATCCATTCTTTCCAGTCTAACCCATATTCATCAAAAGTATCATAGAGTTTTACCAGTTCTACTGGTTCTTGCAACTCTATTGTTTTAGCGTCAAAGTCAAATAGTATTTTCATTTGTATCTTTTATTAGTTGTTGAATTTGATTTGCATATCGTGGATTTTCAATTATTCTAAAGGTTTTATCTGTACAACAGGTGAGTTCTATTAACTTTATAGACTTTTCTTTATAGTGCATTGTAATGTTATTTCTTTGACTAACCAACTCTGAGGCTTCTTTCTTAAGAGTATTAAACCCAAGGGTTTCTAAAACACTTTCCACTTGCTCTAAAGTCATTCCTACAGACTCGTAATATTCTTTTGCTGCTTTAATCTTTATGTCTTGCATTTTTAAAGTGATTGAGTAAAGTAAAGCATTCTTTCTTAAGATATTCTACAGGATAGTCTATTACGTTACATGGCTCATTATTCTCATCAAAGATGACATGATGAAGAATCAACTCCTTGCACTTGTAACCAAACTGTTCTAAAAAATATGCGTAAAGGCTTAATTGCAAACTATAAACAAGACCGTTGCAATCCTCAAGGTGTTGAAGTGGAGGACGCATCATTACAGGTCTTCTATCCTTATAGATAGGATCAAACTTTCTAAAAGATTGAAACTCTATTTTCTTGTTGCTTTTATGATCTCGAAGGCTGAATGTTTTGTCTTCAAAAATCTCTACTATATCTGCTGTACCTGTTACTCCATACTTAAGGTTGTAAAGTACAAGTTCAGGATGAATACCGGGTTGCAACTTAAGTAGATCGTGAGCATACTTTTTCCCATCTATCCAAGTAGAAGGATGAACTCCTTTACCCTCAAGTAATTTAGCCTCGTAAGCCTCGTGATAAGCAGTACCCTTGGTAAGAGCATCTTCTTTAATCTTCGCCCATTCAGCAATAATCTCTTCTTTAGAGACTCCTCTTTTCTTAGCAGTCTTCTCTGCTATAGTATCAGTATCAAAAGGTTGTTTAACAATCTCAAGCACTTTAGAAACAGAGGTAAAAGAGACTTCGGGATTAGACTGTAAAACATATTTGTGTGTTTCTGGTATAAATATAATCATTCTTCTATTTGTTGTTTGCCAAATTGATAACCTATCTCGTAGGCCTCTTCTACTCTAAAAGATACTGTCTTACTCAACATATAATAAGAGAAGAAGTATCCTACAAGACTTCCTATCAGGAAGGATATGAGAAGCCATTGATGAAACTTAGTTTCTTTCTTCACTTCATGATACCTTTTATTGTAACCGTATCTCTTACCTAAGATGAAGGTAGATGCTACTAAAAAAATAAGCAAGAAACAATGCCCAAAGATATTAATTAAATCAGGATTCGAGTTGTCCATTTACTTTAAGTTTTTGAGCATTACCAAGATCAAATTCAAGATCAATGTGAGTTGAGAAATAACCTGTTTGTCCTACCTTGTCTATGGTCATCTGGATGTCAAAATAAGAGTTGGGGCTAATCTCTGAGGGGATTGCTGTAGAAGTACAAGAGCATCCTTTAGTAGTCTTGGTGATGTGAACAGGTACACTGAAATGATTGAAACCTCTAAAAGTATGAGTATAGGGTTTTTTGTTGCTTATGTTTACTCTAATAGTAGGTTGTTCAAATACTATCATTTTATTAAATTTTTGAAACTGATTCTATAATTCTTTCTAAACTTTCTCTTGAATCTGGCTTACCATGATATAAGACATTAGCAGAGTCATCAAAAATTAAGAGAACAGACTCTATACTATCAAAAGATAGTGTAAGGTCTTTGCGAGGAAGTTCTTTTCTGTAATCTAAATACTTACCTGAGGCATTTACTTGTTCAAGGTTAAGGCTTTCTATATCGTCTTGATTAATCATTAGGTATGAATTTAATTATTTGTTCTTTTGTTACTTCAATCATTTGGATATAATTACCTTCCTCACGCCAGATTATACCAAATACTTTAGTACTACTTGGATACACTTCTACACACATAATTCCTTTCTCTGCTTCTATCTTTTTATTTAAACCTGTGTAGTAAATAATAAGACCTTCTGTTCTAATTGTAAATAAAGATTCTTCTTTAGGAATTACTACTGTATCGTAGAGAGAAGTGTATTCAAATGTTACTTCTCCTTCTGGAGAAGTAGTAATTCCTGTAGCATATTCTATAGGGTTGGGTGGAGTAGTATCAATAGATATTGTTGTCCATTTAGTACCTGTGTGTCCCTCAACACCTATTGAATTTAACCGAGTCCATTTTAAAACAGTATCACCTGTAATTTTGTCATCACGAGTAAATGTTATTTTGTTACCAAATGATTGGGATGATTGAGCACTTACTACTAAAGGAAGGAAACTAAGAAGGATAAATAAGATCTTTTCTTTCATACAATTTTTCTTGAATTGATTGTTTAGTAATGTTGTTTTCTTTCTTGAATGATTCCCAATCTTCTTTACTCATCATATCAGGATAACATTCTTTTTCACAACTTCTGTCTTCAATTTGTTTTGCTGGAAAAGGACACTCACAAGGGCATTCTCCATTCTTAATACATTCTTCACTCATTATACCTAATCTATAATCAAATTGTTCTCCTATATGTACTTCAAGGATGCCAAATTCTTCTTTGAACATTCTATAATGTCCTTGAAGAAATCCTTTAATATTACTTAGATTTATTTGAGAGAGTTTCATTTGCTAATTTAGTTAAGTCTACAACAACTTCTGTAGGAATTAGAGTATTAGTGGCTATATCATAGATATTTATTTTTCCTTGCTGGTTTATTTTAAACTCTACTTCTAATTCATGTCCTACTATTTTAGACTTGTGAATGAATATTACTTTATCTTCTACCAGTTTAGTTAATTCTGTTATGTTCATATTTTCTTTCCTTTTTCAACGTGCTTAGTTACAATAGGGTTAGTCTTGGGAATGTTTTTATAATATTCTAAAGCCTTTGAAGATTTAAAGCCTGGAGTGTTCTCGTAAATCTCCCATAAGTTCTCTAACCATACCTTCTTATTCTTGACAGTCTCCATTACCTTTTCAGTTCTGTCTTTGGGGTTTTTAATAATGTTACCTAAGATTGCTATGTCTCTTTCAATTCTTCTACTATTTAGTCTCAGAGTGATCCAAGGAAAGGCTAATTCATTCTTGGTGGGGTTTCTAATCTGATCTGCTGCTATCTTAAAATAATCTTCGATGATCTTTTCTATGATCTCAGAAGGTACATCAGGATGGTCTTGCTGAATCTTGGGTAACAGGTCTTTAATTCGAGTTATCACTTTTGGTAGTATTTGTGGTAAACTTCTTGTTTAGATTCATCTCTTTTATACACGGTCATTTGTACAAAGTCTTCGTCTTGAAGGGTTATCTTGGGGTTTAAGTGAAGTCCGTTGTCTTTAAAGAGAACTTTGGACTTAGTTAACTTAGATACCGTGTTCTTAATAGAAGCAGGATTGGTAAAGATTCTGTCTTCCATTAACCTATTAAGATAATCTTCTTTAAAGACTTTGACATAAGCCATTAGGGTAACATCAGTGTGAGTTAACTTTCGTACAGGGAAGTTAACAATCTCTTCTAATTGACAACGATAAAATTCTACTGGTGATAAGGTGTGTTCTCTTTTGACTGCTATCATTGGTAGTCTGCTTTATATTTACGTTGAAGTTTTAATGCCTTTTTAGTTCTTGGATCTACGTTAAGGATATTTAAATCCTCGGCAGTGAAAAGAACCCTGACCATATTTACATCAAATCTGTTTGCTAATTTCTCTGCTTGGGCTACGTTGAGGTTCCACTTATTCCTCTTGAACTCTTCGAGAACGTAAGAATATGTAAGGTCTTTACTGATAGCCTGAGCAATTAGGTTTTCAATTTGTTCTGTTTTGTTAAACTCTTGTTGTGTTTGTGATTTCATAATTTAATTAGATTAAGTTCAACTGCCTTAGTAAGCAGAGTAGTAGTGAAGAGAGGAAGATTAACATGGTTCCAATCTCCACCTTTAAACTTTGTAGTTCCTTTTATCAAGGACTCTATAGTAGGGAAAGACTTTTCACAAACTTCATAATCACATTGTTTGCATCTGTACCCCCACGATTTTTTACTTGTAAAACAACAGCCTGGACAAATATACATTAGTTTGGATTTACTAAGTCAACTCTTTTGATTTGATTTCCTAAGAGGTCTTCATCTTCCTCATCGTCTGAGATTTCTCCTACAATGATACAGAGTTGAGGAAACTTTTCTTCTATAAAATCTACTGGCTCTGGATATAAAAGATTCATTAATAACTTGGCGTCTTTCTTACTCTTTGATAAAATATCTTGAGCAAATACAGCAATAGTAATTTTATCAAGTTTGAGCCAACCTATCTGAATGATATATTTATAATATCCGTTAAACTGAATAGGAGTTTCCATTAATTAATTGTTTAGCCTTGGTTTCTATTAAAAGCCAATCTTCTAAACTCACTCT